TGCAGTAATGAAAAATTTCATAATATCAATAGCTGGAGTTATTCTATTAATAATAAAATCAGGCATACCCCCATTTCTTAAATCTTCTAATTCTTGCGCTGATAATTGCTCGTTTAAATAAAAATCCATTCCTTTTTGAGAATCCGTAAACCATTTTTTTCTAAAATAATTATTTGCTTTTTGAAACAAATGTTTATTTACGTCAGCTTTATTTTTTCTTCCTCTTTTAGCCATATTAATCCCTTATTTCAAAATGTGGTAAGTCATCAAAGTTGTTATCTTTTAAATCTTTATCTCTATCCCAATCTCCACCCCAACGAACAGTTAATCCCATTGAAGCTGCGATACCCATAACAAATCCAGCAAAATATGTAAAACGTTCTCTATCTTCCCAATCTATTGGATACGGAGCTACGTCTACAGCTAATGATGGATATTGATTGTGTTTACCTTTTGGAAATTTTAATTTACTAAACCCTTCTTCAAACAATCTGTTTTGCTCTTCTTCGCCACGATGTCCTTGCAAAACAGTGCAATCAAAATCTTCAACTACTTTTTCAAAAAGTTCTATTAATCTTGGGTCGCAAGTATTTAATTTTTCTTGTGATTTTTTTCCAAATCTTGGCATTATTTATTTCTTATAGTTTTTAAATAATCTATTAAGCGTTGTCCTTGTTTACCAAACAAACCACCGCTTCTTAATTTTTCTACTGAATGCTCTTGAGCTGTTTTTGGAGGATTTTTAAGATATGTTTCATACGCAGCTTGAGATTTTGGTCCCCAAATACTATCTAATTTTCCTTGATAATAACCCATTTTTTTTAAATCTCTTTGATGCGCAAATACATTTTCTTTAGACATATCGTGTTGCAACCCTTTAGGCAATTGCCCTTTCATTCTTTTTTCAAAATCTTCTTTTGATTCGTTTTTATATTGACTGTATTGTGGCATAACTTATTCCTTATTTTTTAAAAGTTTTTTCTGATGCTGAAATTCCAAATGAACCTAAAGTTACCCAAACAAATGAATTGTAAATATAATCATTTATCATAAGTTCTATTCCTATAATACCCATTGCTAAATCTACAATACCAAATATGCACATAAGTGCAAATGAAAGAAATCCTATAATATTCTTTTCATTGTATTCGTTTTTATCTTTAAATAATTCCCACATTAAGCAACTAACCAATTTTTAGCTTTTCTTTTAGGTTTATACCATTTTGGTTTATCTTTTGACCCATTTTGTTTATAATTAGGGGGAAAAGCGTGTAAATTAGCATAATATAGTCCCTCAATTGTATCATCATGAGCCATTCTTGGTCCAAATGTAATGATTTCGTTAATTAAATCAAACATATTTTCTCTAAAATATAAGGAACCTACACTAAAAATGCCAGATAAACCTGAATAAATTCTATTTCTTTTCTGTTGTCCTCCTGGTTTTTCAGGAATTACGCTAATATCATAACGATTAATTCGTCTTCTTTCGTCATTTAATGCTTGAAAAATACTACGATTCATAGCTACATCTTCTACTGTTGCGCTACTACAATGATACTTGTTATACAATTCAATTATATAATCTACTACTCCTTTTTTATCAAAAACTTTACCATCTTCATTTTTTGCTCCTAAAGTAGGAATACTTCTATGTCTTTCATATTCTAGCACATAACGATTGTTGTTTGCATCAACTGCAATAACCATTATAACACTAAAATCAGATTCTTTTGTATCTATATCTGTAGCTGGGTCGCAACCAATAAATGTAGTAACAGGAACACTTTCACCATCTCTTACAATATATCCCATATTATCATCTTTGTTCCATTCGTAATAACCTTCCCAATATTTTATATGTTTTTGTGTCCAAATAGAATCTTCTTCAGATTGTACTTGCATCATATATTCTTGATAAAACTTAGAAGGCGTTCCACTATCTTGATAGAATTTTTTCTTTTCTTCTAATTTTTCTAATGGAAACCAACCAGGCCACAAAGAAGTTCCATCGGGCAATATAGCTTTATAAGTAATTACTCTCCACGCAAAATCTTTTTGGTTTTCTCCTTGACGTTCATAATTAACGATAAGATTATTGATGAAGCTATCAAAGTGCACAGGAGTACCATTGACCCTAAGACGACCAGTATGAGGCTCAATAGCAGGATAAACAACAGCAGTAACGAGGTTACTGTTTTTAGCCCTTGCTTCAGCCGTGATAGTATTTGCTTCGTGTTCGAAGTCGTCAAGTATGATGAGGTCATATCTTTTATGCAATTTAGCACCTCCCCTGATACCCGCAACATTTGATTTACTAATAAGTTTACATCCATTTGCTAACTCCACATCTTCTTCTGTCCATTTTTTTCCTTTCAAATTACCAAAGTAATATTTTATTTTATCGTTATACTCAAAATGGTATTTAATATAATCCATATTACCAGTACTAAGTTTTTGCGTAGCAGATACCCATGCGTAAAATAGCATATCGTCTTTAGGGCAAAAACAAAAGTCTTTAATAATTGAGCATTTTGTAAGCACAGTTTTTCCATGACCACGAGGCAAAATAACCGCTAATTGTTTTACTTCTGGGTTATCAATAGCATCCGCCATCTCGTAATGAAATGGAGGTG